GACATCTGAGAACAAGCCAATCGTGCGCAGATCGGGCTCAGACGGCCTTTGTTGGCTCTGCTGTCCCATTAGCATCTCTGCCAGTTCTTCCTCTAGTTCAGCCATATCAACTACCTGAACTTTTTGTTTGGAGGCGCCTTGGCTTTTATCCCCCACTTTTGTTATAATATCTAAAATTTTACCGATCATCCGCCCATCCTCCAAAAATTAAAAGCGTCTTCTTTATTGTGTTGTAAGAATCTCATTGCCGAGCGCCAATCATCAAACTCTAAGTTTTCTCGAAAAGTTGGTGGAGTATTGTTGATAATATCATGTATCGTGCTATTTTTAAAATCTTCCAAATCTTGTTCAAACTTTATCTTGAACTCTTTTATAACTTCTTCGTCTTGTTGTGACTCTTTTAGGTAGCGCTTCATGCTATACTCCGAGACTGCGTACTGTTCAACTATCTTGGCTGCCATCAATAAGTAGGCAACTCGACTTGATTTCAGTAATTTTAATGACACGCGCGTAGCGTTTAAAAAATAAAATGTCTTACACGTAATATAACCAAATATAAATACCAAAGCATGTAGCCACCAAATATCCATGATACTCCTAAAAAATAACCACTGGGGGACCAGTGGTTATTATAATCGCTCGCAAAGCAATTGTCAAATGATTATTTGGTTAATCGTGTCATGATGCGCTCAGCAAGAGCTTCCACCATGTCTTCTTGACGGCCTTTTGCTTGCAGTCGTGCTGCAACACGTTTGGCAACTTCGTTGACAAGGTCTTCTTGGTTTTCGTACACATCGCGCATGCCGGGAAGCTCTTCTTCCTCATCATCCATGGCCATATCGGTGTCCATCTCGGCGTCCATGTCCAGCGCGTCAGCGTCTTCCATGTCATCGTCAGCGGCCATCTCATCGTCCATCTCTGTAGATACCGGTTCACCGAGGACGTCCTCTAGGGCGGCCTCAAGGGCGCCCATAAAATCATCAACAGATACCATGCCACCTGCACCAGCGTCGGCGCCCATGTCCATTTCAGCATCCATGTCGTCCATGCCTGCATCCATGTCGTCCATGCCTGCATCGTCCATGTCCATGTCTGCATCGTCCATGTCCATGGCAGCATCGTCCATGTCTTCGTCTTCATCGCGAGCACCGGGCGCCTCGCCGTACATCTCTTCCATCTTGTCTGCACCGAGTGGTCGGAGTTCCGCCAACTTCATAAAGTTGCGAATCTCGGATTCGGTTAAAAGGTTTTTGCGAGCCATCTTGTTTTTCTCCTTGAAATGAGTCAGTAATAAATAGTTGTGTATTTTGTAAAAACTAGTATTTTTACCAATACTTTGCGCGTTGTTTCATCTTAAGTAGTGCCTTTTGCTCAATTTGCTTTACGCGCGCAAAAGATATATCGAGCCTTTCACCGATTTGCCTTAGGGTCATTGGCCCGTTTTCATATATTGAAATTAAGGAACAATTGTACTCTTCGGCATGGTCTATCCATAGGCGACACTCTGTGTGTGGGCACTCTTGATCCAAATCTTTGCATTTTCGCGAGCAGGGTCGGAGTCCGTCTTTATTCATAACTCGGGATGCTCCTCTGCTATGAGGTCGAAGATATTATCTATCTGGTCTTCCGAAAAGCCTGTATCGCTTAGAAGTTCTGTGCCTTTCTGCTTCAGTTTCTTTGATTTGGTTTTCTTTTTTATAGACTGGGTTTTAATGTCCTCTATAAAGCTTAGGATTCTTTCGTCCTGCTCAAGATAGCCTGAAATAATTGCCCGAAAGAACTGGGACTGCCTTAAATCATCGTGCCTTAACCGAATTACTAATTTAGCATGCCGGTGATCATTTTCTGTAAAGACTACTTTCTTGTTCATCTTTCCGTAGTCAACTGGTTCTTGATCTACCATTTTCTTCCTTTGATGTGGGTGCCGCTTTCTGAAATTCCAGAATTTGTCTGACGAATAAATTTCGCCGTGGCCGCCAATTCGCCTATCGTTCGTGCCCCACTATAGGAGAGGCCTGAGCGAATACCTCGTTCTAAATCTGCCAGGATATCCCCTACAGAACCTCGGTATGGAACGTTGGCGGAGACCCCCTCATGCGATGAGTAGCGGCCGTGCCAGTTGACTTGTGCTTCCTTGGAGGCCATGCCGCGGTAGGTCTTCCATCTTGTTCCGTCTGGCTTCTCAAAAACCTTGCCTGGTGTCTCATCGGTACCGGAAAACAAAGACCCACACATAACTGCGTCGGCGCCGGCTGCAAGGGCCTTGACAATATCTCCGGAGTTTCTGATTCCCCCGTCTGCTATAATAGCGACGTCGCGGTCTGTCTTTGCGCACTCAAAGATCGTATGCAATCCTGGTACGCCATGGCCAGTCTGTATACGGGTAGAGCAGATAGAGCCGCCGCCGATGTTACAGCGTACAGAATCAGCACCCCAGTCAGCAAGATCATTGACCCCTTGCAAGGTGGCTACATTGCCGGCCATCAGGTGGATATCCGAGCCGAATTCTGCCCTCAGGTTTTGAAGGGCCTCCTTCATCATTATGTGATGGCCGTGAGCGACATCTAAACACAAGAATGATACCTGTGCGCTAACCAAAGATAGGGCCCGGGACATATAATCGTCGGTAATCCCAATCGCGGCGCCGACAAGGCCGGCCGAGCCCTTAAGCTCAGTCGCCATATCTTGCGCCATGGACACAAATCTAGATTGCATTTCAATCGAGTTGTAGCGATGAATCACGGAGGTGCCGCCGCTAATACCAATGGCGATCGCCATGGCAGCCTCGGTGATGGTGTCCATCGGAGAGGCGATTACTGGCAGCTTGAGTGCGACGTTGTTCCCCAGGTCAGTCGAAATAGACACTTCGGAGCGGCTTTTAATGTCAGAATACTGGGGCGCCAGCAACACATCGTCGTAGGAAAAAGTTTCTTGCATTATTTTTCTCCATCCGTCTTCTTATTTTCCATTGACTTTCTGTATGCCGCAGATCTCTTGAAGAGTTCAGCCTCTGTTATTGCTCGGCCTGGCGTGCTATCTTCTGGTGGAGGGGCCTGCGGGGGCGGCTGCGCCTTGGGCGGAGGACTAATCACAGCACCCCACCTGCTCTTCAGTGTGGTGAAGGAACTCTCTAGGATAGCGTACTCCCCCAAAGCTTGGCGGATCTCCTCAAGCGTGGCGTTGCTGTCTCCTAATAAATTGTCAATCTTGTTGTATAGCTCAAGGTGATGTGCGTTAAGATATAGTAACACTGCTTCATATTTTCTTTTCTTGTTTAAACTCATGTTATTTTTCCTCTTCAATAAATTGTTTAATTTCATTAACTGTGTACCAAGTCTTCTCGTTGGGCTTTGTCGGATCCCCCAAGATTCTCACCTTCGGCTTGCGAGGCGTACTGTACGTCTTGATAAGTGATATCGTTGGCACACCGTTAAAGTTTAACTGCTTCTCAATACTCGGATGGCTATCCACATTGAAAGCGAAGAAGTGGATATCTTCGTAACTTTCGGCATTGGAAATATCATGATAGTATTCCTTAAGGTTGTGGCAAAGGTGGCAATCGTTTGAGTAAAACTTTATAACGCAAGTTGCGTCTTCCTTAACCTTACCGGCAATAATTTTCTTTAAACCATCAATGGTTATTCTAGACACGCTCATTTTCTAATACTCCTTTTGCTTTCTCGATACAATGCGGACAGAACAGCCTGACCACCTCTTGCTTCACAACGACGCTCCACGAGTTGACCATCTCTCTGTCCTGTTTATCAAATGGTTCTGCGCATGCGTCACATTTCTGTGGCAACTTGCCAAAGTGGGAAATTTTTTCGGCGAGGTTTTCGCTGACATCCTTCCCCATCTGTTTTGCTAAGGCTCGGCGCTGCTGTCGGCTCATCGGTTAATCCCCTCGACGCGCCAAAGTTCATCGCCGCCGTCGAATACAACCACTGCTGATGGGAATGGTGCCGGGTTCTTGGAATCACCAAACTTTAGGCGGCCCTTCACAAAATGAATCTCTGAGGCCTTCATAACATAGTCATGCCAATACCTTGTATCGGTTCTTGCTGGGATGAGCATCACGACTTTAGTTCCTGTGTTCATTGCTTCATTATAACCCTTTGCAATCCACTTGTCAATACCTCTTCCGTATGGTGGGTTCACAAAGGACGTGAAGCCTTCCCAACTCTTACCCAGGCCGTCTTCAGCTTCGGTAAAAAAGTTAGCACACTTTGTATTATGGGTGCTCGCGCAAGGGTCCAAGTCAAAGGGTCCGAAGCGCCAGTTTAACTTATCAAAAAAGTCTTGTGGGGTTGCCCAGTTGCCAGTGGCAGAGCTAAACATTGTTTTTTGTGTATCTTTATTCATTGTTTTCCTTTAAAAGTTGTTTAAGATGTTCTTCGGGGTTTTTGTTGTTTAGTTTGATTCCCCATTCTTTCACGTCAGAGACACTGATGCCGGGATCGTTTATGCGGGAGCCAAACAGGTTCTGCTTAGTGAGCCTCTCAAGCTCCTCTTCGTCCCAGCCCTGGTCTAACAGGTGTTGCCTGGCTCGATTCCAAGAGTCCATGCCGGCGCGACCAGCGTGGCCTTGGTTTTGTTTGGTGATGACTTTGTCATAGAACGGCTCCAAGTCTTTCTGGAAACATACATAGTGCTCCACAAACTCGCCGTCCTCGGTAACCGTACTGAACAATGAAAAGTCAAAACCTTTTTTCCAAGCTTGTACCTTCATGGCCCCCATCCTACTAGAGGTAGAGAAGCTACCACGAGACACACTAGTGCTCTTCAGTTCGCACCTGAACTCTTTGCCCTCAACAATGAGGGAGCCATCAGGTACATACTTGTTTGAACGACCAGGGCCCGGTGTCATGCCGAAGCGTTGAAGTTGCTTGTTTTCGATCTTGTCGTCTTGACGAGTTCTATTCACCTGTACTCCCTAGGGCACCGTCGCCCCTATTACTTATTGTCATCGGATAGGTGTATAAAATGTCCTCTGTAGTCTCCATCGGCCTGAAGTGGACTACGGGGGTCATGACTAACTGAGCGACCTTGTCGCCAGGGGACAGGACCTGTATTGTGTTACCAATATTGTGTAGATTGATGAACACCTCTCCATCATATCCGGAGTCTACCACACACGCCCCCACAATAAGGGAGCGCTTGGCAGCCACGCTGCTGCGGTTTTTTACCTCCAGCATGTAACCGTGGGGTACCCCAAACTTCAATCCCGTTGGCAAGATCTTACTATCACCTGGGTTTAAAAGCACAGTCACCGGGGCCTCCGGAGAGAAAAATACGTCAAGGCCTGCATCCGATGGGTTAGCCCTCTCGGGGCTAATCGCATTGGGGCGCACTTTTGCGTACTCAAGAATCATCAGAGTTTCCGCTAAACATTTCGAAGTTTTCTACTACCTCATCGATGTCGTACTTTTGCTTGAAAAGGCGGTATGCCTTTACTGCTGATCGAATTTCATCCGTGTTGAGCCATCCGTTCTCTCGGAACTCTGTGCGTAGTTCACGCTTTTGTTCCTGAAAGGGTTCGATACACTCTTCAATTGCTGCCAGTGAGCGGATGTACTCCTTGACATAGCGCTTGCGCTCTTCATTTGTTGTAGCCATTGTGGCCTCCTTTGTTACTCTAATAGTATAACAAGTGTGGGAGGCGCCGTCAAGTTCTTTTCAGAAGTTTATTCCAAATAACTGAGTCATGAATTTTTTAATCAACTCATCCTTTTCGTGCTCAGACTCACAGTCAGCAAACAAGTAATTGTATGTCGTCTTGCTGTGGGCGATGGCATGTTTTAGAGCCTCTATCTCTTTCTTCATCCACCTTATTTGTTGTTTATAGTTCTTTGGGGTTTTGATCCCCAGTTCTGCAGCTATCTCAAGGACAACAAAATACTTTCTATCATCAAGAGCGGCCTTCGCTGCGTTAAACTTTGCTATTTTCTTTCCCTTCTCCTCGGTCGACAGCGCCGCAGACAACCTATCTGGATGCAACTCCATGGCTACCTTTTTGAAGAGGGCTCTGAAGCATTCGTGCAGTTCTGCTTCGTCCTTTGTCATCTCGTATTCGTTTGATGGCTCTGGGTCGGGCTCCGAATTCAGAACCTTTGGTTCACTATACTTTACCAACTGCTGCTGCATCTCCGTGAGAGCCTCCTTGACTTGCTCTACCTCTTCCACTTCCTCATCGACGCCGTACATCTTCCTGATTTTTTCACTGTTCTTTTTGTTAAGTCGTTCGATATCATAGCTTAAGCGCTCACAAAAGTTATTATAATACTTTTGGAACTCGGGATATGCATCGTGAATGATCGATTTTACAAACTCGTTCTCTTCATTTAAGTAAATCAATTCATTTAAGATGCGCTTCCACCTTAAGCTGTCAGTTACGCCCATGTTCGACCCTCCCGGTAATTAGGCAGACGCGGCGTTACTCGAAATCAATTTCAACTTTTGTTCTAATTTTCATTTCAGGAACGTGGAGGTGATTCGCAAGGTTATGCTTCACACACTCATCAGCCTCAAGGAACCAATCCGAGTGTCCCTTGTCGTGCACGATATCAAGAAAATAATCTTTATGCTTGCCGCAGTTCTCTGCCATCATGCTATAAATCTTCTGATTTAGGCGGTCGGTCTCTTCGGCAGATGCCTTAATCTCTTCAACTTTCCCCCAGCCCATCGAACTTACGTCGTGGATCATGAGGGTCGCATCAGGGTCCATGTATCGATACCCTTCAGTACCAAAGCTAAACAAAATAGCTCCGCATGACATTGCTTTTCCCTGCACAATGGTCGCCACAGGTATCTTTGAGTTCTTAATGTCGGAAATCATGGACATAAGACTGTAGACTTGGCCGCCATAGCTATCGATGATGATCGGCACAACAGGCTGTCCTGTGTTTTGCGCTTTCATCATCGCGCCCGAGAACGCCTTGGCGTTCGACTCATCGAATTTCGATAACCTAATGATGACCGGCAGGTTATCGATCA